TAAGCGACAGCATGACGGTCGATGGTATTTAGGGTAAAACTGACATCTTCGTCAACACCGCTTCCCTGAGGACCATTCTTATCTTCACGCCCAATCATTGAGCCTTGCAAAGCAACCACGGCAATCCCGCCTTGATTGCATCCGGGATTACCACCGTTCGCATCGAGGGTGCGGGAGGTATCCGCTTCATAGATACCGCTGTGTGGATTATCCGACAGCATGGAGTTGCTCTTATCGGAGCATATCCCGTAAGCGGTGGGTACGAAAACTGTCTGATCATTATTGCATGAGATAGTGGCGGACATATCATCCTGAACCAACGCGCCTTTGCCGCCGCCTTCACAGCCAGAGCGGATTTTCAGCGTTTTCGGAGAGTTCATCACAAGCGGAACATTCATGCCTCCTGTTCCCATACGGGAAGTCAGCGTCTGCACTTTGCCATCAGGCTCAATTCTGCATCTGCCGTCCGTGGGATGATTTTCAATCGCCACCGCGATTTGGTTATCACCCATGTTTGCACGGAGTGAACCACTGAGGTTTTCATCTGTATGACCGCCGACACGGGAAGCCGCACCCGGTTCAAATGACATGACTGCACCGGGAACAACACCTGCTCGCAGCGTGGGAGATCGTTCTTCCTCGTAACCAACACTTCGGCTCTTGGAACTGTGTTCAGTACAAAACCCGCTTGACTGCAAAACACAAGGCTGGTGTCCGTGTTCCTCGGCCCGTAGCGTTGCAGTCATATCTTCCGTAACCGACATCACACTGCCGCCCTGGTCATTTAAGCAGGTTATGCCACCGCCTGATGTTCCAGCGCCGCCTTCAGCATCTCCGGCAGTTCTTTGCCACGGGCTGCCGCTCGGCGTAAAATCCCTTGACACGCTTTCGGACTCAAATAGTATTTCTCCGGCACTTCCACCTGCAAAATCTGCGACAAGGTAGATTCTGCGGCGGCGTTGGGGTACTCCGAAATATTGCGCGTCGATAGTTCTGTAAGCCAGTGACCATCCGTTTCCCATATAGCAGTCTGCATAGGGCCACCGCCCGCTGTCAGGCGCAGACACCTCGGCTGTCGGCTCAATGACGCCGATGACCGCTTCGAGGACTGCTTTGAAGTCGGCGCCTTTGTTGGAACTAAATGCTCCGGGGACATTTTCCCAGACCGCATATCTTGGATATCTGCCATTGGTCCTGCACCTCATTTCCTTTATAATTCGAATTGCTTCATAAAAAAGGACGGATTGTTCTCCGTCCAGCCCGGCTCTTTTCCCCGCTACACTCATATCGGTGCAGGGTGAGCCGAAGGTGATGATGTCCACCGGCGGTAAATCCGCACCATTCAGTTTGGAAATATCGCCGTAATGCTTCATTTGCGGTATCCGCTTTGTGGTTACCCGTATTGGAAACGGCTCGATTTCCGAAGCCCAGAGCGGTTCGATGCCGCAGAGCAGACCTCCGAGCGGAAAGCCGCCAGAGCCGTCGAAGAGGGAGCCGAGCGTGAGTTTACTCATCGACAGCCACCTCCGCATATTTCATCGTGACACCGTCACGGATAACAGAAACGGCATCGGTACTGCCGACCTGCTCGATATAACGCTTTACAATGACATCGCAGTATTTTTCATCAAGCTCAATGGTGAAACAAATCCTGTCGGATTGTTCACAGGCGATGAGTGTGGAACCGCTGCCGCCGAAGGGGTCAAGCACGATGCAGTTTGTGAGGCTGCTGTTCATAATGGGATAGACCAGCAATGCAATCGGCTTCATTGTAGGATGATCGGCGTTTTTCTTCGGTTTTTCAAATTCCCAGATGGTGGTCTGCTTGCGGTCTGTATACCAGTTGTGCTTACCTTTTTTCTTCCAGCCGAACAGCACAGGCTCATGTTGCCACTGGTATGGAGACCGCCCCAGCACCAGCGACGGCTTTTTCCAGATACAGCAGCCGGAAAGCTGAAAGCCCGCGTCCGAGAATGCCTTGCGGAAGTTAAGCCCCTCGGTGTCGGCGTGGAATACATAAATGGAAGCGTCCTGTGCCATCGCCGCCTCGGTGTTCGTAAACGCCGCCAGCAGGAAGTCATAGAACGCTTCATTGCCCATATTGTCGTTTTTGATTTTGCCTGCAGAACCTTCATAATTGACGTTGTACGGAGGGTCAGTTACCACCAGATTTGCCAGCTTGCCATCCATCAGAGCGGTAAAGGTGTCGGCTTTGGTACTGTCGCCACAGACCAGCCGGTGGCGACCGAGCAGCCACACATCCCCCGGTTTGGTAAGTGCAGGCTTATGAAGCTCAGCATCCACATCGAAATCGTCGTCTTTAATGCCGTCTTTGAGCGAATCCTTGAAAAGGTCATCAATCTCTCCGGGGTCGAAACCAGTGATCAATACATTAAAGTCCGCACCCTGCAGGTCGGCAATGAGGAGAGCCAGCTTATTTTTGTCCCAGTCACCGCTGATTTTATTGAGCGCGACATTGAGCGCCTTTTCCTTCTCAGCGTCCATTTCGACTACCACGCACTCAACTTCGGTAATGCCCATATCAAGCAGGACCTTCAAACGCTGGTGACCGCCAACAACATGAGAGGAGGTCTTATTCCATATAATGGGTTCGACATAGCCGAACTCCTCAAGAGAGCGTTTCAGTTTTTCATATTCCGGGTCGCCCGGTTTGAGGTCTTTCCGGGGGTTATAGTCGGCGGGAATGAGCCAATCAGTTTGAATCTTTTCTATTACCATATTTCTCCGCCGCCTTTCTAAGTTCTTTGTAATGAGCACTGCCGTCCTCCCACGGGGACAGACAGGAGTTGAAATGTCCGTAAACTGCGGTGTCTTCATAGATGGCATTGCGTAGCCGCAGTTTTTCGATGATTGCCGCCGGACGTAGGTTGAACACAGACAGCACTATTTCACGCAGTTTCTCATTAGCGAGGGTGCTCGTACCGAAAGCGTCGATGTCAACCGCCACAGGATCAGCCTTTCCGATGGCATAAGAAAGAGCGACCTCGCATCTTTCAGCCAAGTCGCTCCATACGATATTTTTTGCGATGTACCGAGCCATGTAAGCGCCGCTTCGGTCGACCTTCGTTGGGTCTTTACCGCTGAACGCTCCGCCGCCGTGAAGAGCAAGCCCTCCGTAGGTATCCACCATCATCTTTCTGCCCGTAAGGCCTGTGTCAGCGGCGGGTCCGCCTTCGACAAATCTGCCGGAGGGATTGATGAGGATTTCGGTTTCATCATCAAAGGGAAAGTCCTCAAAGCACTGCCAGAGCACGTTTTGTTTGAGGTCGGAGTAAAGCTGTTCCTGTGTTTTATCCTTGTCGTGCTGAACGGAAACCACAATAGTTTTCACACGCTTAGGTCTACCGTCCTCATATTCAACTGTGACCTGCGCTTTTCCGTCAGGCAAAATGCCTTTGACAATTTTGTCCTTACGGACAGCGTCCACACGCTTGACGATGCGATGCGCCAACACCAACGGGAGCGGAATCATCTCGCGGGTCTCATTGGTGGCATAACCGTAAACGGTGCCTTGGTCACCAGCTCCGAGGGAAGAATAGCGTTCCTCACTGCCGTTCCGGGCTTCAAGGGCGGTGGTCACTCCAGCGTCGATATCCTGGCTCTGTTTATGGACGAATACGAAAACCGTAAACTTCCACGGATTGTAGCCGACCTTACGGAGGACTTCACGCACTTCCCAGCGAATATCGACTTTTCCGTCGCAGGTGATCTCGCCCGCAACGATGATTTTACCCTTGGTCGCCATGACCTCGCAGGCAACACGGGATGATTTGTCTTTGCGCAGACAGGCATCAAGGATGCTGTCGGCAATAAGATCGCATAGCTTATCCGGGTGCCCGGCGCATACGCTTTCTGCTGTTTTATAAGTTATCATATCTTATTTTCCTTTCCGGGCGGTCAACAGCCGTTCCATCACATCGTCCTGGGGATTGGCTCCGCTGTATTCGCCGGTGCAGTTTTCTTTGACGATTTGAAATATCTCCATCCACAAACGATTGGTTTGGTTCATGTAGTTCTGGCCCATCGCCACATAGGGGCTTTGAATGGCATTGCCCGTGGTGGGATGTTTGGCGAGAAAACCATATTCGCTAACCGCTTCCTCGCACTGAATCCAACGAGCCACGCTCATGGCATAGCGTTCCAAAAGCTGTGGGGAGACGAGCACCGCACAGCCGCGCTCATGTAGCCAGTGCCACGTATTTTTGTAAATGTCGGCAGCTACGAGCGTCTTGCCGTCCTTTTGTACAGCTTCGAGCATCTTATTCGGTTCAGGCATTGCCTGACCTTGCAAATCTGCTGTGTCGGAAAACTCCATCACAGTTAATGTTCTGCCGCCGGGATTGCCAGTAGATATTTTGTCGGCGAGAGGCTTCTTTTTTGCGCCCGCGCCGACACGAGCGCCGCCTCTGTTGGTGCCGTCTTTGGCCATATTTATCACACTCCTTGCGTGCTGGGGCTATTCGGTCGTTTGATTGCGCATTTTTCAACACGGAGCCCCACGCCGCTGTCCGCATTGGTAAGTCCTGGAGATTTCACCGCCCCCACCGGGAGTGACCGTATCAAATAAATTGCTTTGAGGTATCGTACCAAAATGTATACGATGCCTCATTTTCCCCATCGGTCACCGCTCTCGACAGTAATCCTTGAGTGACAGGATTTACAAAGAGCCATGAGGTTGCTCTTCTCATTGCCGCCGCCCTTAGAGAGCGGGCGAATGTGGTGCACTTCCTCGGCAGGGGTAAGCCTACCTTGTTTCTCACACTCTTCACAGAGAGGATGTGACTTGATGTAGCGGTCACGGATACGCTTCCAGGCACGACCATATCGTTTGTTGGAAGCGGGGTCGCGTTCGTACTGGTTGTATTGTTTGGTAACAACCTTTTTATGTTCGGCGCAGTATTGCTCGCTTTCAGCAAGCCGACCGCAGCCGGGATAGGCACAGGGACGTTTGGGTTTGTATGGCATGGGTTCACCTCCTCACGGGCATGAAGAAAGCCCTGCGGGATTGCTCCCACAAGGCTCATTTGGATTATACTTTCCTGATTATAATACTATCATAAGAAGCAGGTGTCTTTCAGTGTCTTTTCATGTCCACTTCAGAAGAAGTGGGAATTTTACATTCCGCCAACGCCCGAATGTGGAGCTTGTGGGTATAACGCAGGTCGTAGCCCATATCCACAGCAATCTTCTCCCAAGAAAGGAAACAGAGGTAGCGTTTCTCCAAAAGGGTCTGATGTTCCGGATTGGCCACAGCTTTTACAACACCCATGATTTCTTTTTTGAGGTCAACAAGCGTGTCAATATCGCGGTTGATTTCGTTTTGCAGGTCAACAATCTTACAAATGGCATCGGCCATTCGAGAAGTGGAATGGCTGGGGTTCCTGGGCATACCTGTCAAGACCGATGAACAGTTTGTCGCCAGTTCGTTCAGGGAATCCACCTGCTGGAGCTTGGATTTGATGCGCATATCAAGGTAGCGGGCCTGAGAAAGGTAGGTTTTAGTATTCATAGCGCACCTTTTCCTTTCTCAGCTTGGCTATCAACATTTCCGGGTCAATACTCGTCAGGACACCAAACCAATTGGAACGGAAAAAACGCTCAATACTGGCGATTTCCTTTTCATCATCGTGCAACCGGTAATCCTTGACCGCCTGCAACACAATTGCATTTGCTAATTCTTCATAAGGATTCATAATCTGTACCTCCGATAAATTTTGTTTCCCTCGGATTGGCACGGATTGACTCCTAAGATTGACTCCGTAGGTTGGCTCTATAAATTGGCTTTTACCGCATCAATTAAAGCGGTTTGTGTTTTGTCCTTATCCCGCAGGGCTTTCATGACACGCTCATCAATCGTATTTTTGGCGATGATGTGGTGGAGAACGACTGTGTCGGCATTTTGCCCTTGTCGCCATAGGCGGGCATTGGTTTGCTGATATAATTCCAGGCTCCACGTCAGCCCGAACCATATAATCGTGCTGCCGCCCGATTGCAGATTCAACCCATGTCCGGCTGAGGCGGGATGGATTAAGGCGACAGGCCACGCACACTCGTTCCAGCTTGCGATACTGCCCGAAGTGTCCAACTTGGTAAATGGGATATGGCGGTCTTTCAGCCTCGTCGATATCCGCTCCAAATCGTGCTTGAACCAATACGCCACAAGAATGGGTTTGCCGTTCGCTGCTTCGATTAAATCTTCAAGGGCATCCAACTTGCGGTCATGGATATGATGGATAATGCCGTCATCACCATAAACCGCACCATTTGCCATTTGGCAGAGCTTGCCTGACAGGGCGGCGGCGTTTGCGGCTGTGACATCACCGCCCGCTAATTTCAGCACCAAGTCCTGTTTTAAATCGTCATACCGCTCACGCTCTTTACCCGATAGGGTAACGGGATATTCGGCGGTCACCAGCTCCGGCATGGTCAGATGGTCAGTGGATTTCATGGAAATGGTGATGTCGGCGATTTTATGGTATATTTGCTTTTCCGCATTGGGCAAGGGCTTGTAGCTGAAGATAACCTGACCATTTCGCTTATCGGGGATGAAATATGCCGTGCGGTACTGTCCGATAAACCTCCCGAGACGCTGTCCCATATCAAGGAGCCGGAACTCTGCCCATAAATCCATTAATCCGTTGCTGCTCGGTGTCCCTGTCAGTCCGATGACGCGCTTGACCTTATGGCGCGCCTTCATCAATGACCTGAAGCGCTTTGTCTGGTGGTTTTTGAAGCTGGACAATTCGTCTATAACCACGGTGTCATAATTAAACGGGATACCGCTGTCCTCAATGAGCCACTGGACGTTCTCGCGGTTGATAATGTAAATGTCGGCTTTGACTTTGAGCGCCGCTTTCCGTTCCGTTTCCGTGCCGACCGCTACCGAGAACCGCAGATCGGAGAGATGCTCCCATTTGCGAAGTTCGTCAGGCCAAGTTTGAGAAGCCACCCGTAAAGGTGCGATCACCAAAATCCTGTGGGCTTCAAAGCTGTCGAACAACAAATCGCAGAGAGCGGTCAGCGTGATTGCCGTTTTCCCAAGTCCCATATCAAGCAGCAGACAGGACACTGGGTTTTTATCGATAAAGTCGGTGGCGTATTCTTGGTAGCTGTGTGGATTATATTTCAAAACAAATCACCTCTGATTTCGGTCAATAATCCCGGTATTTGCTCTCCATCGTCCAAAATATAAACGTCAAACCCTAAACGCCGTAACAACTCATGCCTTGCTTCCTGTAACGGTCGAGGTTTCTCTCCATACCGCTTGACCTCAACAAAAGCAATTATGCCGGTGGGGAGAAGCACAAGGCGATCGGGCATTCCGTCGAAGCCGGGGCTTATAAACTTAGGCGCAATACCTCCCATTGCCTTGACTGCCTTCACAAGTTTCTGTTCTATGGTTTTTTCACGCATTTTATCCTCCTTGTGCCGATGTGCCGATTGTGCCGATTTTTCTACGCGGACGCATACAGGCGCATTCACACACGCAAAACCCTTTAATATATAGATGTATAAAAGGAGTAGAGTTTTATAGGCACAATCGGCACAGGCAACATTTTTTATAGGTTTTATCGGGGCTTGCGACCGTGCCGATGGTCTGTGCCGAAGCCTTGATAGGCACAATGGGCACACTTATTTTTCACGAACATAAATTTTTTGGGGTCCGTAAAGCGGGATGTTTTTCTTGCCGGTCTTACTGCCTGTGTACCGCTCCCAGCCGCCGATACTGTTTACAATCGCTTCTATCTCGTAGGAATCGGTCTTTTTCAGGGCATCACGATGCCTCCCGAAACACTCGCACCATATTTCCATATTGCTGACCTGAACCCTGCGAATTGTGCCTTCCGGCTTTGTCGGGTCATCCGGGGAACGGAAATATTCTTGACGGGCGTATATATCCATGGTATCCCAGTTAACAGGAAGCAACGCTTCAAGGTAGGCAACCACCAAGCCCTCACGGTCATCATTTTCCATTGCACCTCGTTGTTCATCGGAGGCGGCAACAGCCACATCTCCTGTGAGGTAGAGTTCTTCCCCCGCTTCAAACAGGGCTATCGCTTCAGCCCAAATCTGCTCGACTTCCTTTTCGATCAAATCCCACGGATGTTTTTTGCTTTTGCCCGTTACTCTGATAGGCCAAAATCGACGATTGCCGGTAACATCACGGAGGAAACCGCCGTCGTTGTTGGTCGTACCGATGATGATGCACTGGCGAGGATGGCTTTCGACTACTCGTCCGTAAGATGGGCGGTATTTGTCGTCGACCCGGCTTGCAAAGGATTTCACGGTTTCTACATCCATTTTCTTGATACCCGCCATTTCGCTGAGTTCAAGCAGCCAATGTCCCTGTAGCTTTTCGGGTGCTGTTTTATCCTTCATATCTGATATGGACAGGCTGTCGGAGTACCACTCACGACCTAAGCGTGAAATTGCCATGGATTTTCCAATGCCTTGAGGCCCGTTTAAAACAGGAACATTATCAAACTTTATCCCCGGATGTTTCACTCGTGCTATCGCCGCTACAAGTGTTTTTCGAGTAACCGCTTGAGTATAGGCGGTATCCTCAGCACCGAGGTAGTCGATAAAAAAGGTATTTACCCTTTGCCTGCTATCCCATGACGGCAATGCGTCGAGATATTCGAGGATGGGGTGATAGGCTCTGTCATCGGAGACTTTTGTGATGGCAAGCTCATAATTTCGTGCAGTGAACTCACCATAGTGGGCATCGATATAAGCGACAAGCTGTGCAGTATCCGCTTCGCGCCAAGCAGGATGTTGCCGTTCCCACGGCAAACCCTCACCGTATATTTGGCTTGCAAGTTTGTTATACCGTATCCCTACCAGCGACTTATCCATATTTAATATAAGGAGCAGATTACTGAGGGTATTTTCGACCTCGCCTTGCTTGGTTCTTGTCAACCGCGATGCCCAGTTCTCATCGTCCATAAAATCAGACGATGCTTTTTGGCGGCGTTCTTCGAGCAGTAAATCGCTGACCGCTTCATCTTTCACGGCAAAGTCTGACATTTCTTTAAACGACGCTTTTTCATCAAGGTCTCCGAATAGATGGGTGCGAACAAGGTCAAAAGCATTCAGCAGTTTGCTGTATGCCGGGTCGGAAGCATGGTGGGAGTAGACGAACTTATCATCGTAAACGACCACGCCTGCAGCGCTGGTACCTTTAATGTAATCGTAGCGCCCTTCAACCGCCGACGGCACATATATGTCGGCGAGGAATTTATCTATTACTGAACTGATGCCGTATGTCCGGCAGAACGCACCTATAATTCCGTCTTTAGCCAGAGGGTCTGCCTGCCGTTTTATATCCCGCTGTATAACAGCACTTTCCCGCGAGGATGTTGGGAGAGTGGTAACATCATGCCAGTTCGGATGCGCCGACAATATTTCATCGGGATCAAGCCATTTTCCGTTATACTTGCGGAATATGTACTCGCCGTTGGAGGAGACCGAAGGACGGTACATAAGCTGATGCGGGATATAGGAGCACTCATCAAACTGGTCTATTCCGAGACTTTCGGCAAAATAGCGTGTAACCGCTACGGTTTCTTCGGGTGTCATATCCCGTGTCGCAGGAACAAAGATGCGGAGCCGTGGTGCTTCGGGTGTATGGCTGTGGGTGCTGTAAATGACGGCAGCGTATTCATTACGCGTCTCAAACTGGTCTAAAAAGTCCGTATTTACCTCATCGCCGTCCAGCTTAATCATAGAGCAGCAGTTTACATTCGCACTTTTACGCCTGCCATCTCGAAGCTCTGCCGGCACGATGCCGCCGATGTCTTTAATACGGTCACGTTCAGCTTTCGGCAGTTTAGGGTATTCTTCTGCTGATTCGGAAGTCCTAACCGGAACCCGGAATTGTTCGCACAACTCATCAAAACCGACGGTTTTGTTAGACCACTTCTTGGCAAAACAACTGCTACCGTAAGCAATTTTCAATTGGCGCATTTATCTGACCTCCTCGTCGGCAAAAGTGAATACTGTTACACACAATCCACCTTTATGATTTGCAAGGCATACTACACAATCATCCCAGATATACTCGTCATTTAGAGCTTCTGATTGCCCGAAAATCAGCACAAAATGATTAGCTCTGCAACCGAGATAATAATCATCGTCCATCAAAACCATTCTGATAGCCGAAGGATGAAAACCAGCAAAAGGTGATTCGTTGTAATCGCCAACTGTAAATCCTTCATTGCCGTTTAGTTCTTCAATGGGTTTAAGGATTTTAGCAAGTTTAGTTTCCGTAGCGTTTAAGAAAAGATTGAGGCGGGCATCGCTCTTTAGTTGGTCTATTACTTCTTTGTAACTACTCATCTATCTGACCTCCTCACATTTATAATTGAATCGTCTTATAGGAATGCCGCGCTTTTCAGCTTTCCTTATTTCTTGTGCCATACCGCTTGATATACGATCGCCGAAAACCCAAAGCTCGTCACATTTGCCGAGTAGAACAAGAGCGAAAAATAATCCCAGTTCACGCTGTTCCTTGTCGCTGTCATCCATAAACTGCGGATAATGCAAATGCGGTGCTACTGGGATGCAGTTTTTGGTGACGGCAAAACGGCAATAACCCTGCGTCCGTAAGGTGTTGGATTCGGTATCCCCGGCATAAGGCGATGCAATATAAACAAGGGGCTTATACGGCTTTTCTGATTTTGCCACTGCCGTTAAAGCTTCATATGCGGTCGGGTCGGCGTAGCCTTCTGCGTTTTTATAATCCATCACTGTCTCCTTTGCGCCGCTTTATTTGCCATGCGCTTTTTTGTGCAGGAAGAGCAGATGATGGAGGTGGATTCCAAATCCGCATCGCCGTCCGAAAAGACCTCCGCAAGGTCGACATTAAGTTCACTGCCACACTCCGGGCAACGGGTGAAAACGTTGTCGCAATGGATTTCCGTGACTACATCTGCGTAGCCAAAACTTGTTTTTACATAGAACATATCTGAAACCTCCGTTATTTTGATAGGCGAAAACCGCCCTCACTTACGAAAGGACAGTGAGAGGCAGTTTTCCGTAGTGGTTTTAATCTTTTTTATAAAAATCCGTTTCAAAACCGTCGGCACGGAGCAAAAGCCCCTTTGCCCAAGGCGGTGTCCGGCTCATCTGCTGGCGTAAAGACTCGGCGGATAATCGGCGGTCGGCTTCGATGACGATTTCGTCATGGACGTGCATTACAATGGCACAGTGTCGGAGCGTCCGCATAGCGTAGCTGAGAATGTCACGGCTTGTTGCCTGGACAATGTTTTCCACGAGCTTAGGTCCGTAAGTGTCAAGCCGCTCCCATTTCTTTGTGCCGCCGACACCTTCGTAAGTAACACAGGGTGCGCCAAACTGATTCTCGCCGATGCGAGGTTTAACATAAGCAAGCCATCTGCCCGATGGCAGTGTTATAAATAACATCCCGCTCTGATAGGAAAAACGGATGCCGTGGGTTTCGGTAATCGTCCTGTCTTTGACCGCTGTCATAGCGGAACGGTCAACAGCCCACCAAAAACGGACGATATTCGGGTTCGCCGACCGCCATGCGTTAACCAGCGGTTGAAGTTCATCTTCCAATAACCCCATATCCAACGCTCCCATGGCTTTTAAGGCACCAACCGAGCCGCCATAACCGAGTGCGAGTTCAGCAATTTTACCTTTTTGCCGAAGCGGGCTTCCTTTGGTGATTTCCTCAATGGGAATGTTAAACATCTGACTTGCCGAGGCTTCATAAATCCTGCCGTGTCCGGCGAATACCTCGTTACGCCAGACTTCTCCGGCAAACCATGCAATGACACGGGCTTCTATCGCCGAGAAGTCAGCGATGATGAGCTTATTGCCATCCTTTGGAATAAACGCCGTTCGGATAAGCTCCGACAACACCTCCGGCACGGAATCATAGAGCAGTTCCAAAGCGGCGAAATTGCCTGACCGCACCAAAGCCCGAGCCTGTTCAATATCGGGCAGGTGGTTCTGCGGGAGGTTTTGCATTTGTATGAGCCGCCCAGCCCATCGCCCTGTGCGATTTGCACCAAAAAATTGAAACATCCCTCTTGCCCGACCATCTGCGCAGACGGCGTTTTCCATAGCCGAGTATTTCTTAACGGAGGATTTCGCTATCGATTGCCGCAGGGACAGCACATCGCCAAGGAGTGGCGGTGCATCCTTGAGAAGTTCGGCGACCGCTTTTTTGCCGAGTGTGTCGGTTTCCATACCGTTGTCCGCCAGCCACTGTTTCATCTGCGTTACGCTGTTGGGGTTATCAAGCTCGGTGAGTTCTTGCATTTTTTGCAACAACTCAGCTCGGCTGACTGCATCGGCGGTGATGGCGTTTTTAACCAGTGTCATATCAAGCTGTACACCCCGGTCGTTGATTTTTTGGTCGAGAGTGTACTCGTCCCAAACCTCATCCGGCACGGGAAACTTTGCAAGTTTTGCCTGTATGGACATTTCCGTCTCCACATCACGGATGTTGTACGCTCTGAACGCTTCCCACTTATCGGGGGCGTGTTTGGGAAGGTTTCTGGTGCGTTTTCCGTTAGCGATAGTAGGATTACACGGCTTACAAAAATATCGAATGAGTTCCTTTCCTTCGATTAGCTTCTGTTTTTCAAGCCCCAAAACCGCACCGGCTCCCTCAAGGGAAAGCGGCATTCCCATATACGCTGACCAGACCATCGCACACCGCCACGACTCAGGATTGAGGTATCTCGCCAAGCCGAGGATGTCGGCTGAATGGTGGTTATCGGCGAAGGGGTCAAGGCTGATGCCCATATCTGATAAATGCCGGGATAGGCACACCCGCTCGAAATTGGCATTGAACGCCCATTTCTGCACATGATCATCGGTCAGAGCGTCGATGATTTCGCATGGGAGCGTTTCACCCGCCGTGAAGTCAATGACCTGCACATCGCCACCATCAACGGAATAGCCAAACAATAAAATCTCAAAATCAGGTGATTCGGCGTATTTATATACACCTGATTTTTTGAGGTCAACGCTGTTGAACGTTTCAATGTCACAGGACAGTTGCTTTATTTTACTCATCTTCGTTTCCTCCATAAGAGAAGGCAGCGGAGTAAGACTGTCTCCCTCCGCCGCCCGTTATGTTATTGCTTGTTTTCGTTTTCCTTGCGGAGACGCTTTTTTTCTCTGCGCTCATCTATCGAAAACTTTACGATGGCTAAAATGTTACCGATAAGAGTTCCTACCACGGCACCGAAACAGACCGCAAGCATCATTGACTGGATGTTTGTCATGGTGTCAGCCCTCCTTTAACCCAGGAAGTCGTCGTCGGCATCAGACTGGTAGCCGTCGTTGAAGTCATCTTCGGCCTTTGTCCTGCCGCCGAGGGATTCGCCGTCGCGCACCTTTTGGATATTCTGGAGTCCGCAGGCGATGCCCTTATTTCCGTTGCTGTTGAAAGCGTAGAATGAAAGGGACACGCGAGCGTACACGCCGGAATAGATTTCGCTGGTGTCGATGATGGGCTGGCGATTTATATCCACCACGCCTGGCGCAGTGCCGCTATTGGCGTTCACGAACCAGTGCCCTTCATACGCGGGGTCATCGGGTCTTTCGACGTCGCCGTCACGCATCGGTGTTTTTAATGTAGCCAAAGGCGGTACAGATTTTCCGTTGCCCTTGAGTTTGCTTTCACCCTCTTCGTAGGCAGCTTGAATCGCCTTTTTCACTCTGGATATCGTCACCGCGTCGTTCTTGGGAATAAGAACACTGGTGGAAAACTTCGGCGTGCCACCGTTAATGGATTTTGCCTGCCAGATGTTAGCGTAGCTGAGACGGCAAACGCCTGTGATGATTCTCGTGGGATTGACCACGTTCTGATTGTTTTTTGCTGTATTTGACATTGTAATATCCTCCTAATTTTCAATTGGGTCGGCAAAATCGTCTGCCGCCGTGTTAATGTGAATTTCTTTGCGCCCGTCCGTTTCCAAAACAAGCGTCGGTTTGCCTGTGGGTTTGTGTATCATCCCGCCGAGAGTTTCCTCAAACCGCTTCTTCCCAAGCAGGGATGTCATGGCGGTAATGCCGAGGATTTTGTGTTCATATGGGTCAAGCCCGATTTCGGTGACGGCATTTGCGACGGCCGCCTCATCTGTGTACTTGCGGTTGCTTCTGCCTTCAACTACTTTCCAGCCGTCGAACCTTACACCCTTGAGGGCTTCAGAAAGGGCGTAGTCCTTGATGTCGGATGCCCAAGCTGTAAGTTCGTCGACTTTGCCAAGGATGGCGGCGATTTCATCGTTCTCAAGTAAAGAGGGTTCGATGAAATCGTAAGCGGCGAGTTCCATGTTTGCTTTGGCACGTTCACGGCATTCCGCTTTCGCTTTGCAAAACTGGCAGTGATCACCCGCTTTGTAGTTGCCGTTGCCGTCCCACGCAAGCTGGGCTGCGGGTTTCAGGGTTTCTTCTGCCCAACGTTCAAGCTCATCACGGGAGACCTCCCATGTAGAACAGTTAGAAAGCCGGGGTTGGAAAATGCTCATGCGAATGGTGTGAATGTCATAAATGCCGTCAAACATCGACAATGCAGAAAGGGCGTAAATCATAAGCTGTTCGTTACCTTCGGCTGCCACCCTCACGCCTCGCCCATACTTCAAATCACAAATTTGGAGTACGCCGTCCGAAATAATAAGGGCGTCACAGGTGCCGGAGCATTCAGGAATGTACAGAGAGCAGTCCACCCGTTGTTCCACAAACACCTTCGGGTCGGAAAGACCATCCATCTGCTCCATGACAAAAGTGACATAATCGTCTGTTCCCTCGTCCATTTCGCTGTCGTTGCACTTTGAAGGTTTTTTAGCTAACCCTAACCGGTGTTTTAATTTCGCCTCTCCAACCGAGTGCGCCAAAGTCCCTTCTTGTGCATAGCCGGAACCGGTGTCGGTATAAAATTCTGTCAAACGAGCCGACGGCGGGCAGTTTATCCAGCGATGGCTTGCAGATGGCGACAGCAGCGCGTGTTTTTTGCCGTCGCTCATTTCAGCGCCCTCGCTTCCGCAAGGATGGAGGCATACTTGCCGGGGTCGACCTCCGACAGCTTGCCGGAACCATGTCGGAGGATAATCGCTCGTACCGCCTCCGTATGACCATCTCTGCTCTTGTCGGCAAGGAACGCCCTAACTTCCGCTAATGCCGGGGGCTTGGGTTGGTCTACCTGGGGTTCGGGGTCGGGAACATCGTCGTGGTCAAAGTCGTACATCGCCTTGAGTTCTTCTGCGATTTCCGCGATATTCGCCGCAAGGCAAGCGAGGTCATTGCCGAGTTGTTGCGCTTTGTCTGGTGACATAGATTTTTCCTCCTCTCGATTTTTCTTCTCTTTGGTGTTCAAGTGTTGCCAACCGTCCCGCGAGTCGTTTGCTCACGATGGCAATGGCATTCAAAACGCCGATGAGTTCTTCGTTTTGTTCGCGGCCTCTACTGTCCGCAAACAGGATATTTTCGCTTGTTTGCATTACGGTTTACCTCCGATTTTGAAAGATGGGGTCGCCCCCTCACTTACGAAAGGACAGCGAGGGGGCGAAATCCGTAGTGCTTTAATCAAGAAATTTCAAAACATCTTTTAATGTGGGATCGGAACGCAGGATTTTGCGTAGCCGCTTCTCGCGGTAATACACGCCATCGATGGTCATTCCCATCTTTTCGGCGGTGAGCGTTTTTTTCGTTTTGGCACCCATAAGCCGAAACAGTAACTGGTCTGATGGGTCAAGCCTCTTATATGCAGCGATGAGAGTGGCGAGGGATTCCGCATCTTCGATAATCTTGGCGACGTCAGCGGTTTCGTCCTCAAGCTCAATGTAGCCCTCTTCGCCGGTTTCGTCATGGCGTGGGCAGTCAAGTTCAATCATCTCGCTGCGTTTGACACGTTGCCGCTCTTCCTTTTTTAAGGACGCAGTGCTCATGAGGTATGTATCCTCGCCACGCTGACTGCGTTCGAGCCGGACGGCGTATCCAGCTTCAGGGTCGTAGAACCACCGCTGCCGGAAAGGGTTGTCCGGTGTAGGCGTTTCGCCGGGAGCGAAGCAATCTTTCCGGTTGACGGGGATGTAGTCGCCGTCTGAGTTCTGTGCGAAATAGTTCTTGTAATACAGGGCTTGATAATTTTTCATTTCTGTTTCCTCCATAGATTTGAATTTTGATAGGTGTCACGGTCTCTACAGACCGCAGGGATGGGTTTGCGTACCGTCGCAGGTGGCTCTCTGGCGTGGTTTGGCATCGGTTTTTCCTCCTTGGATTGACATTTTTTGATTTGCGTGTTATAATGATTTGGTAGGATTGTTTTGGGTTTGTTGGATGCTAAAGACAACAAAAAAAGCCCTCGTGATTTCTCACAAGGGCTTGATGGTTTGTCCTCGTGTTCATCACAAGAACCATCCAATAGTGCGTATAGTTGACCGTCAAAAGTCGATAGAGTTTATAGAGTAGATAGAGTTACTAAGTTTCTACGGAGGCGAAAAAATGTCAATAATTGATTGTCCGCGATTGTGTGGTGGCACGTTCTTTACACTCCTGTTAGAAGCGAGGGAGCAAAGAACATCAAAGCGTAATAATGCCGATGGCAAAACAGATGGGTTATCACAACCCGAATTACTTATAGAGCTTGTTAGAATAATTAAGCCATCATTTAATCCGCCTGTGAAAATCTCTACTTTAAAAAAGAATGTTGGAGGATACAGAAAGTGCGAAGATAACGGCGGTACATATTTTGCTGCCGTTTTTGAGTCATCAGACGTTGATGCTTTTGATTTGCGTATAAAAAGCGAGTACCACAATGTAGTGTCAGCCATGTCGGAGTTGATAGAACGGTTTATCAGTGACGATAAAGGTGAGTGGCTTTTTAAAGCGCTTCTCGGAGTTATCGGAAAAGATACAAGTATTGATAAAAACTTCATAATCTATGGGAACCAAATGTCGAAGAGTGAAGTAATGAATATAGACAATATATCGCTGGCATCTTTTGTTCTCGGGATATGGCATTATGTCGTAACGAATGTGAAGGATAATACCGTAGGACAAGCTACCTTTAACAATTGGCACACAAAAAAGGGTGACACAAACAGCGAATGGGTTTTTAATAGTGATATCGGAAATGAAATAAAACGGACAATAACGATTATTCCGTTTTCGGATGAATCCTTAGATACGGCAACAGATGGTCATGATTTCATTGATGAAACCGAAGCTAAAACCGAGGGTGAGCCTCATGTATTTGAAGAAACCGCGGAGAAATCAACGTCAACAACACAACAAGTGATAGTCAATGGGAATGTTTTCAACGCTAAAAACCAGTTTTTCGGAAATGTTGAAAATGTATTTGACAGTTAGGGGGATGCTATGAATAATGCATTATCAACATTGGCAAAACCTAACGAGCAAACAGTTGTGGCGCAAACCGCTTACAATGCTCCGAACGGCAACCAGTTCTTTGGTACTGTCGGCGCGGTTAATAGCACCGCCATATTTGTAAATGGCGTAAACGGTCAGCAACAAATTCAACTCAGCACAGATTACTGCAATTTATTCATTATTAAGGATGAGGCTTTTGTCGGTCAAACCGGCTCGTTTCTTATACCGAGAGAGCGGGCGCAGCATTTCATAAAATTAAGCGATTCGGCAAAAGCTGACATAGTGACATTTCCATCC